GCGAATACCGTAAATGAGCGTGCTATTCTAGAGAGCGGTAAGTTGCTACACCGCAGCTATACTTTTCCTGTCGAACGTTCCACTACCGATCTTGGAACTGGTAGTACTTATTTAAGTACTATCAGCCCGAGTACCGTTAGTTGGGGCGCTTGGCCAGGAACTCGAAGTGGTTCCTACCGCCATTACCATACTCAATCAAGACGAGTATGGTTTGACGGAGCATTTACGTACTACTATCCAGCCGGTCAATCATTGATCGATCTGGCTAGTAGAGCCGACTTTATGCTAAACGCATTGGTCGGGCACCGTATTGGTGCTGACGTAATATGGAACCTTACTCCATGGAGCTGGCTCGCCGACTGGAAATTCAACTTTGGAAGTATTATATCCAATGCTGAAGCTCTTTCCAGGGATGGGTTAGTGATGAAGTATGGCTATGTTATGGCTGAAACAATTTCAGACCATACCATAGTGCTTAACGGACCCACAACAAGAAGTGGATTCGCTGGCCCGTACACGACGATCTATAGAACGATCGTTCGTGAACGACATAAAGCATCACCTTTCGGTTTCGCGCTAGACCCTACCAGTTTTACTGATAGGCAATGGCGCATCTTGTCTGCTCTTGGTTTTACTAAGGCAGACAAGGTCCTTCACTAATTGGTGAAGGACTGGCCGAACGATTCACGAAGCATAATGTGAATTGTTCCAATCTGTAAGGAACAATGTTTTATGTTCGCAGACCCACAGTCAGTTACGATCAATGCTGTGCCTATCTCGCTTCCGCGAGTCAGTAGCGGGGACAACTTCGGAAAGTTTTCTTCTTCCGATGCCTCTGTTACTGAGACGGTCAAGCACACTTATGGTAAGCGTGCTCGCCGTACGGTACGCATTAATCACTCCAAGGTGGCGATTGATCCGCTTGTGCCCACGCAGAACGCGCCGTACTCGATGAGTTGTTACATCGTGTTCGACGTGCCAAACGTGGGTTACACGGTTGCTGAGCAGAAATACGTCGTTGACGGATTTCTCGCCCAGCTTCAAGCGTCATCTGGACTTCTCATCACCAAGACTCTTGGTGGAGAAAACTGACATTTCCCTTAAAAACGGAAATCCAAGCTGTTCAGGAGGGTCCCCCTCAAGGGGACCCTTCTGTCCAGTTGGGTCGGCTTACATAAGACTATGGATTTGACCACCCACCTATAGAGATGGGGCTCAATGAAAAGCCTTATGTTGCTCCTGCAGGCGGTGCTCGATGACTTGAGCACCTGGTGTTGCACAAGTACCACTCGTGATCTAAAAACAATCACGAGTCGGGTTGAACACGAGGGGTTATCGTTTCTCACGATTACCCTGGCGAGCTTTGGAAAAGACTTCCAAAAAAGTCTTGACCAAGGCTTCGTCGGTCACGACCAGTTCCCTGGTTTTAACAGGGCTGGCGGTCTCCCCCAATTTCTTGGAGGTTTCCTTGACCGTGTGTTCGATCGGAAAACGGGTTGGTTAGTCAACGAGCCCGACATCAATTCGATCTGGGCAATTAATCAGATTTGTCTGATGTTTGCAAAGATCAACTTACCCTGTTCCCAAAGCAGGAACAAGAAAGCGATGTTGAGCTATGTTGATTGTGAGAATGCTGTTAAGGCTGGTGATCGCTCTCGGAGTGATACTCTTCTTATGGAGTATGCTTCTGCTAGCGGCCGCTTATGGGCTGAGTGTTTTTCAGATATAGATCAAAAGATCTATACTGGGGAGATCATCCCCACCCATGGACCAGGCTCCACTGCTGATTCACTTCTCGGAAACGAGAAATGGAAGCAGCGATCATGGACACGACGTTTGGATAGCGAATTCCCCGTTGGGGATTACGTTATACCAAACTATCGGTACCATGAGGAGCTGGAACGCTTTAACATCATCGAACCTGGAGAAGAACTACCATCTAAGGTAATTCTTGTTCCTAAAACGCTAAAAACTCCGCGTGTAATCGCGATGGAGCCTGCTGTTATGATGTTCATGCAGCAAGCTCTTCTTGCGACTATCACTGAATCTGTTGAGCGAAATGACTCCGCAAGACAGATTCTTGGATGGAAAGATCAGATGCCTAACCGGCATCTAGCTTCCCAAGGTTCTCTTTCAGGGAACCTCGCAACACTAGATCTTAGTGAAGCGTC